CGTCGGCGGCTTCCTTCGCAGTGAAGATCATCGACGCACCCGCTGCCCGCGCCGCGTCGGACATCATGCGCAGCTCTTGGATGCTCGCGCCCGCCACGCTCGCGGTGTTGGCCATGGCTTGCTGGAAGCCCGCGTAGGTCCGGATCGCCTCGGAGATGGTCTGCTGGAGTTTGCGTACGACCATGATGACGGCGCCGACAGCCGTGCCTATGCCCAGCATCTGGCCGATCGAGCTACTCATGACCCGACCAATGCCGTTCATCTGCTGTTGAGTGGAGTTGGCAAAGGTGCGTACGTTGTTCCCTACGTCCTTGATGCCGCGTGTGAAGTTATCGTACTTGAGCCCGTATTCCGCATAAACGGAACCAAGGCTCCCTCCCCCTCCCAGCATCTCTTACTCCTTCACCTCAAACCTCGGATCGAACATCGTGTCGAACAGGTTGCGCTCCGGCTTGGGCTTGCCTCCGCCTTCCCGGATCTCCTCCATGCGGCGGTTTTCCTCGGTCGCCGTGACATATGCTACGGCCTCATCAAGACACCACGCCTCCAGTGGCTGGAGCTCCGGCAGGTAGTCGCTCGGAGCCTTCCCCCAGTACTTGGCGACTAAACCGAAGCGCTTGACCAGATCGGCGTTTCGCACGAAACCGCTGGAGCTCACGCTGACCGAACATGCAGTACGACCAGACTTCCAGCAGCATGTCGTCAGGAAAGCTCCCCACCTCCTGTCTCACCTCTTCGTAGGCGGGTTCGACGAACACCTTTCGCGCCAGAAGATGCAGTAGCTCGCCGAACTTCTTGATCTGTTCGGGCTTCATCTCAAACGGGTTTTTCGTCTTGTCGTTGGCAAACTCGCTCACGACCGACAGAAGCTCGTTCGGTACCTCGCCCTGCTGCACAAGATCCAGCAGTGTCATGCGCTTCAGCCGTGCTCGGATGGGCTCCTCGCCCCAGCCGGTGAGCTCCACGACTGGGGCTGCCTGAGCCTTCATGTCGGCTATCGACGTGACCCCTGGTGTGCGCTTCTTGCGGAGAAGCACATAGAGGAGCACGCCTACAGCCGCGAGGAGAAGCCCGCTGGTTGCTATCAATAGCACCTGCATGTGGGCCTCCTCTTACATCTCGAATGCGCCCACCGTCAGGCTCGTCACGCCGGAGTACGTGAGCTCCACGTTGCCCGACTCGTTGTTGAAACGCGAAGGATCGAAAGGCCCGATCCGCTTCACTCCGGTCGTCGCGACGACCACCACGGTCTCGTCGTGCGTGTAGCCCTGATCGCACTCCTGTTGGGACACGACCGTGACCGTGATGTCGCCGCCGGAGGCGTTTTTGACCTCCGCGTAGGTGTGTCCGGTGTTTCTGAACTCATCGCCGCCCGCTGCGGCCGCTACCCACGACGGGGTGATCCCCGCCAGAGCCGTCTGTTGTACCGTCAGTATTGCCATAGTTCCCCTCCTGTCAGTTGTGCTGCTTTACGGCAGCGCTGCTACTCTCTTCCACCCCCACGCCCGCAGTCCGTCATGGACGTTCTCGCGTGCGCGGATTGTGAAGGCCGGTATCGCGAAGTTCCGGTCCTGCTGCGTGAAAGCCGGTAGCCCGCCTCCCATGCGGCAGTTCCAGAAAAACACACACAGGTACCCGATGAGGTCGCTTTCGTGCTGCGCGCCCTCCTCGTACCGTGCGCTGTACGCCTCCATGATGAATCCCGGAGGCGCGTCGCCGAGTTTGCGCGGCACGTACGTATTCGACCCCGGATACCAAATGCCGCCCTCAATGACTTCCCACACGTCTTCGTTCAACTCCAGGTCTCTGAAGTTGAGATCCCAGCCGACGACCTCGTCGTCTTCCTGGATGACGTACAGGAGCTTGTCACCGCCGCGGCCCTCGATCTGTTGGCCCGCGACGGTGACGGGCGTGTAGCCCATCTCTATGGCCGTTGCCGATGCGACCCACGAAGGCGCTGCCGGCACTCCGCCGTCGGCGTCCAGCGGCGCGCATCGCATGTATCGCAAGCCCATTACGCCTTTGTCTGCCATGGTTCCCCTCCTAAACGAGATCCGGGACCCTGTAGGAGATCGTACGGGTCAGGGCATCCAGGAAGTCGTCCCTGTAGTCCTGTCCCTCGTTCTCCCATTCAAGGGTGAACCGGTTCCCTGCTTCTGTTCTGAGCACCACTCCGTCGAGGAGTGCCGTTATTTCCTTCACCGCCTGATCGACATCCCAGAAGTCTCCGTTCTGCCTGTCGATGAACGGGCGGATCTCCACATCTCGCCATGCTCCGGCTCCGTTGGCGCCCCGTACCTTCGGACCGATCTTGACTGTCCCGTAGGGCTTCGGGGTGTCCTTGTCGGCCTCGAAGGGCTGTTTCCAGGTTGTGACCGTCGTGCAGTTTGCCTCCAGGAAAAGCCGGATTGCCTCTCTCATGCGCCCACCACCCTCCGCACGTCCTCGATGAAGCGCGGAGCCCTTCGCTGTGCGGTAGGCTTCAGAATCGCGTACCGCCCGCTGTTGGCGAGCTCGAGGTGTACACCGTACTCTTCAGTGTGACTCAGCCTCACAACCACGGTACCCTCTTCCTTGTCGGCCCTCCCTTTGAGTCCCTGCCGGGCATGCGAGGTCCGGTCGGTCCAGGGTGCATCACGCTTCATCTCGGCTTCTGCTTCCTGGGCCTCCTGTTGGCCGAGCGCAAACACCGCGGCGAGCACTCTGTCTTTCCAGGCATCCGTGTTTCTCAGCACGTCTTTTAGTCCCATCAGCGTATCCTCGCTACTTCGCAGTGCAGAGCGACGATCTCTCCGTCGTATCTCCGCACGTCGATCGGGCCGACCTTGTATTTGACGCCGTCGCGGGTGAACTCGTCGTTCTCCGCGATGTCGGCGTCGTACCGGGCCAGAAGCCCGTACTGCCTGACTTCCTTCTCCCCGGGCTCGGCCACCGTTGCCTCGGGCTCCCGCAGGCGGTACATCCGCACCGTTACATAGCGCGTCTGCTCCCCGGTCTTTCGCTTTGCTCCCCGGCTATCGGTCATGATGGGCCTGGTGAGCTCGAGATCGACTGGGTTTCTGTTGATCGACTGTGCGGTTACTCTCCGCAGCGCTGCTACTGTGCTCATGCCTCCACCACATCCCACCAACTGTCTTCATCGACCTCGCCCAGTACGTCGGGCTCCGTGGCACCGTAAATCATGCTCCCCGTGCTGCTCCCCGACTTTTCGCCGTAGAGCTCCGCCATCTTGAGCGCATAGTCCTGCCTGTTGCGCAAAGCCGTCAGGCGCGTGGCCTCCTGCCCGAAACCCTCCTGCTCGATATCGCCCATTTCGCGCTGATACATCCCGGCCTTCTCAAGCCAGGCCTGTGCGGCGGCGGCCCAGATGTCGTCCACCTCGTCGAAGATGTCGTCGAGCTCGGAGTCCAGAAACCGGGTATCGGCTTCGGTCTCTCCGGTCTGTATGACCTCGTCGATGAGCTTTCGGAGTCTTGTTCTCAAAGCCGCAGTGGGCGTCATGTCCCCTCCCCAAGGGGGGCGCTCACACAGGCAAGCGCCCCCACGTGTCTGTCTACATCAGCTTACGGAAGCGTGAGTTCCTCCACCGCGTTTGCGGGCGCGGAAACCACACCACGCCGCGCTCGAGATACGATCTCCTGCGCGATGAGGTAGTGCAGATTCCCGGTCTGCGCGTCGGTGATGAGGTCGTGCTTCAGAAGCTCGATGAAGTACTTCTTCGGATCGACCAGATACGCCTTGCCGGCGTTCACGCCGTCGTACGTATAGGTCTTGTTGCCCACCACGGTGCTCCAGCCATCGTAGTAGATGATGGTGTCGATGCCCGATACGGCGGGGTAGATCGTCCCGCCGACCTGCATCTGCCCCATGACCATCTCGATGTTCCAGCGGTGCTGTCCGGCGATGAGCAGAATGGTCGGCCTGCGCTTTGCCCCCGTCGTCGAGTTGACATCCTGGTAGGCATGCGCGAGCCCGTTGATGATGGTGTTCCGGAGCTTCTCCAGATACGTGGTACCCGTGGCGTCCGCTGCTGTCTTGTTCTTGGCGGCGTACGTGTAGTCCAGGATCGGACTCAGATGGATGTCGTTCAGCAGGGCGTTGTAGGCCTCACCGAAGGCCCGGTTGGTCTCGTCGATCTCCCAGGTCTTATCGAACTCGATCACGTCCTCGTGGATCTGGAAGTCGGCCTTGTAGGTCACGATCTGCACCGTGTCCTTTGTGCCGAACACGCGGGTACCGAAGTTCGGCCCCTCCATCTCCATGCTGGACAAGAACACGACCTTGCAGCCCACGAAGGGCGCGATGTCCACGTACTCCGTGAAGTTCCTGTCCTCCACCCTGCGATAGATCGGCTCGTAGACCAGCGGTACGGCCTCACGGCCGAGTTGCTGATCCACCACCGACTTCTGAATCAGGTTCACGAGGTTCGGGTCGGTTGTGATCAACTCTCCGTGTATCCCCTGAACCTGAACCGTGCGACCGCTCGGCATCAGGAGCTTCCTGAGCAGGCCCGGCCGTTGTCCGGGCCACTCGAAAACGTCCATCTCGCCGTTGACGATCTTCGTCTCGACAGGC